CGAGTTGCTCCAGCAAACACCTGACCACCGATCAAATTGACCGGCTTTAGACCATAGGGTCTGTCGATAGTCGGGTAAGCCATTTTGGATTAACTCCTACGATTGTTGATTACCGCGCCCAAATGAAACCGTGGTTTTGCGTTCTGAAAACAGAGGCATCCTTGGATCATTCTCGCGCATGAAGTGATTGTCAACAGATCGGATTTGAGCTTCGGCTTGCTGTTGATAATAAGCATTCCGTTGATCAACCATTTCTGTTGGCGTTTTGCACAGTAACAACCCACCCACCACGACATTATCTTTAAAACGAGCGTTGTCATTATCAAGATACATCGAGATTTCGGGGTGGTCTACTGCGCGAACAGGCTCCCAACCTTCGCGGATTTTAGATGACACATTGCGTGGGTCAGCTTGACCCAGGGTGCTGACACGAATCCAGCGGAAAGTATATCCAGGTTCAGGTACAGGGTCAGGCAGTAACGTGGGTGGTGCCCAGCTACGAGGACGCTCATCCTTAGCGCGGGTATCTGCTTCGCGGCTTGCGCGAGTTTCTGCTAATTTGTTCTCAGCCATTTGTCATTCCTTCCGCCACTTTTCGGGCATATGCTTCAAGAGGGATACGTAACTTCTTAGCAAGCGCCACTTGAGTCTGGGTCAGCGTGATTTTTTTCGGGGCAACGCTGCGACTTGCCGGGGCTACAACATTACTGCTCGTCCGTTTCGGTTTCTCCTCCTGCTTCTCTACACCATCAGAAAAGTTTTCGGGGAACACCTGCTTTAATCTGCTGTTGAGCCGCTCGTAATAATGATCCGAGGTAGGATCAACACCGTTTTTGACCAATTTCTCGTGCAGCCCCAAAGCAAAGCTGGTCATTTCCTCATCTCTTCCAAACCACTGATTTTGGCGTTGCCACGCAAGTGCTTTGGAATCAACTTGAGGCTCTGGGGCGAGTTGTGGTTGTATATTTACAGGAACTTCGTGTTCTTGTAAAGAGGTAGGTCTAAAGTTACTAACTTTGTCAAGCTTTAGTTTTGCTGCCGTCAATTCTTCTTGTGCTGCAATAATTTGATCGGCATCCCCTGCATCATAGGCAGCTTTATATTTAGCCCTTGCCTGATCCAGCGCCATTTCAGCATTTTGCTTAGCAGAACCTACTAACAGCGTTTCGTTTGCGCCAAGATTTTTCTTGAGGGCTTTGTTTTCCTCAATAATCTGTTGGGCAAACTTCAACGCCTCTTCACGCTCACGCAAAGCTGCTTCTTTAGCTCGGCGCTCATCGTGGTATCCATGCGACAGTTTCTTAATACGTTTCTGTACACCCTCGTCGTATTTAGAAAGCTCGTCATCGGTTACTTCATTGACAGGCTCATCAAGCGGTTTACGTCCTTTATCCTGTTCTGGGGTATCGTCTGCTACTTCAATTTCAAACTCAACCTCATCTTTAGCCGCTTTTTCAGGCTCACGTTCGTCTGGGAATTTATATTCCACCTTTTCAAAATCTGCCATACGTCACCTCACGCACGTTGAATGCCACGGGGATCTTCCACCACAGCTTCGACGGAATCATCGTTAATAATCCGAAACTCGCGGTCGTGAATCTTGATGCGAGTGCCGGTGTTAGCACGGGTAATAATGAAGTCCCCTGGTTTGCACCACGGCCCCGTGGGGAATCGGTTCTGATCGGCGTATGCCATATCACCAAGTGCTACAACGAAGAGCACGTTACTTAGTAACTCTTCAAACTTGACGGTAGCGTCTGCCTTAATAATCCCACTATCAAACTTATTTTCGATGTTAGGTAAGGTGCAAAGAATCTTGTACCCCTTAACAATCGGCAATTGCTTGGCTTTTAGCTGAACATCTTCAATCACAGCTTGAGCTGCATCAGTCATTTTCAAATTCCTCATAACGTTGCACAAGGTCTTGTACTTCCATCCTTGCACGGCGCAGACCTTGGATTACGCCGCACAAATTTCGATATTCAGCAAAGTCTTTACAGTTTCCTTCAGCCATTGCATCACTTACTTCCCGCTCTCGTTCTTTGAGTTTGTTAAATAAGTGATCCAGCATTTGCCGCTCATGAGTCATTAACCACCTCGTTTCATCACAGATTTAAGTAAGTCGGCCTGAATCTTCTTATCAGCCTGTTGGTTCTGATTCATCAACCGCACATTCTCTTTCTGTGCATCAATCTGGATGCGTTTATCTTCGTTCTGTAATCGGGCAGTAGCGAGTGCGGTATCAGCCTGATCTTTAGCAGCTTTGCGCTGCTGCTCCATCATCTTGATCTGAAGCTCTTGCTGCTGCAATTGAACCAACGGATCTTGAGCAACTGCCTGTGCTTGCTGTTGTGCAGCTTGAGCTTGATGGATCTGTAGAACTTGCTGGGCTGCTTCTGCTACGTACTTAGCCATTGCCAACTCTTCGGCTTCAGACACCTCTTGTTCTGGTCCGGGTAGCGGAGCACCAACGCGCTGTTCAACTTCCTGACGGTACTGATACCCTAAATGCTCGGCAACGTGCGCCATCATCGCAGCTTGCATCTGTTGACCCATAGGAGTTTGCCCAACCATCTGTGCAATCTTGGGATCTTGTATAAACGACATATGCGTTGTGATGTGCGCTTGATGATCCTGATAAATAAAGGCTTTTAGCGGCACACCCTTGAGTGCGTTCATGTTCTCAGTAACCGGATCTTTGGGCTTCTGATCATCAGGCAGCGGTACAAGTTTGTCTGCGTTAGGGATACCCAGCACATCCAACATCTGCCTATGAAGGCGAGGCATGTCGTATAACTGAGGAGCACCTTGGGCTAGTTGTAAAGCGGCTTGATACTGCACCACCCGCTGAGCCATCGTCGAGGCGTTAGGGTCAGACACAGGAATAACTTCTACGATGTCGTAGTCCTCAGCCTTAACTTGCGGTGTGCCATCTTGCGGCACATAGCTGTAATCAGGTGAGGTGTACTCCCTGATAATTTCTTTTAAGAGCTTGAACTCTTCTTTCATCGCCGCATGGATGCGAGCCTGCACAGCACCCATCGTTTTTAACTGCCGCTCAAGGAGAGCCAGCGTCGTACCCACCGGAGCCTGACTCGACATATCGCTGATCTTCATATCAGCCATACCACTGAGTCTTCGCGCTTCTTCGGTGATTTGGTTTAGTAAGGCAAGGAGAACCTGACTTGGTTCTTTGTAAGGCAGCGGCAGGATGTTGTCTCTAATCGCACCCCCCGGCACATCGACATCTCGCCATTCACCCGGAGCGATGGGTGTGTCATCGCCTTTGATCCGCAGCCCACGAGCCTTCAACCCACCGGGAAGATTAGATAGCGACCCTGCATCCACCAACTGACGGATCAGCATGGTGCCTGCCGTGGCGTAGCCACCGATAATGTGAATCAACCCAAAGCCATAAGCACCAAACCCAGGGATGTACATATAGTGCACAAAGTGCTGACGCGCACGTTTCTGGGGGTCGTCTTCTTTATAGTTACGCCGTATAGCCAGAACTTTGTTGGTGTTTTTGTCGATAGTGATGACATAGGGCAGTGGTAATTCTTCCTCATACCCCGGCAAGTCATACTCGATATGCACCTCGCATATCTGATACCGCTCATCTTTAGTCGGCTCTTGGCCTTCCTTTTGCGCCTTGGCTTTCTCAATATCGGTCTGGCTGGCGTAAGGCTCACCAAGATCAACATCCCTATAAAACCCGCTTACCTGTAACTTCTTAACGTCATTTTTAGTCTTACGCATGATGTGCGTAAGGCGGTCTGTACGTCTAATGTTTGTTACACCATATGGGAGGATGACATCCTCGGCAGGTACATAGAACGAAACTTGGCGTTCTAACGATGGGTCGTAGTAGACCTTCTTAAATGACGAACCTGCTAGCGCAACACCCCATAACGCACGTTCGTGCTCTGACCGATACTCAGGCATCTTGTCAGTTAGCTGATAATTCATATCAGCCTTTACGCGCTTACCTGCTTCTTCAATAGCAGGGGTAAACTGACCAATAATCTGCGTCTTTACAGGCCCACCTGCCGGAAATGTTTCCATGATGGATTCGCTTTGGAAGCGAATTGCAGATTCTGTAAGCAGTGTGGAGAACACCCCGCAAGCACCATCCCAAGGCTCAGTGACTTCGTCATAACGTAAGCCCAGCACATCCAAGCCCTTAACATAAGTATCAGCCCAATCCTTACGCGAAGTAATATCAGCTTCCACCAACTCCATTACATCGCTAGCAACTTTCTGTAAGTCGCCTTCTTTCATAAACTCGGCTAGATTAGAATCAAATTCTTCTCCCCCATCCTCGCCCCCCGGCTCGATCTCAATCTCCACCCCACCCATACCAATCTTTACGGATTCAGGGTCTTCGATCTCAATCTCAATAGGTGCTTCTTCAAGTGCCAAGGCTTCAAGTCCTTCGGGCATTTCGTACAGTGCTTTATCAATAGCCATCATTAACCCCTAACAAATTACCCTAAGTAATATCCACGCTTGTGCCCACGCGCTCCACGGAAATAACGCACGTCATCAGGCTCATCAGTGGGGAGCCGTAAGAACCCACCTTCCCGGAACCGCATCAGCGCCATTGTGGTTGTGTCCACCAAGTCATCATGACTCATGAACGGGAATCCAGCAACTTCCTCCACCACTTCTTCAGCCCAGCGTGTCTCAGGCACCCACACCAACCCCTGCCTGATAATGTCAGCTACCGAGTTAAGTCGGGCCAATTTATCACCTGTACCTCGGTGTGGGGTGTACTCATTAACTGAAATGCCCATGCGCCGAAATTCTTGGTAGAGCGCCGTACCAGAAACTTTCTTCTCAACAATGAACGCATCGGGTTCCCACTCCCGCCACTGCTCCATCGCCAGATCCTTAAGATCAGGAAATTCGACCCTTTTCTTGATCGCGTTGAGTAAGATGATGTGATAACCCTTTTCTTCCTCATTATTCCAAACCCCCCAAACTGTCATGGCGCTATAGTCTGCGCGGTTATGTGTTTCTGCTGCGGCATCTAATGTGAGAATAATGTAATCACAAACAGGCGGTTCTTCTTTTTTCCAAACCTTCCACCACTCACGCTTTACTACCGACGCTTCTTCAGCCGTGGGGTTCTGCTGATACTGTGCATTCCACTGAAATAACGGCATCGACGCTTTTGTGCGATGCAAAGCATTAAGATCAAAGAATTCGGGCCAAAGGGGTTTTTCCCCTGAATCCGTTTCTAATATGGCAGGGAACTCAACAACCCTAAACTGATCTGCCAATTCAGAGTTCACCATATCTTTAGTTACCCGGCCTGTCAGGTCGTCCATATGCCAGCGGGTCTGCACAATAGCTACCCGGCCTCCCGGCATCAAGCGGGTTCTGGCACCAAACGTATACCACTCATAGGCTTTCTCAAAAACATCGAAATTGCCATTAATAATGTCTTGCTCGTTATGGGGGTCATCAATTAAGAGCAGGTCAGCGCCACGCCCAGCAAGAGCAGAGCCAACACCACAGGCAAAATACTCACCGCCAGCATTAGTATTCCATCGGCCCGCAGATTTAGAATCAGCCGCAAGATCAACCGTCGGAAAAATCTCCTTGTACGCATCACTTGCAATCAGGTTCCTGACTTTCCTTCCAAAATCAACGGCGAGATCCGTGGTGTGCGACACCATCAGGATTTTCTTATCAGGAAATTTTCCCAGAAACCATGCAGGGAAGTAAATAGAAACAAGCTGGCTTTTGCCATGCCGAGGCGGGATATTCACGCACACCCGATCCTCTAAACCAAGCGCGGTTTTCATCAGCAAGTCAGCCAAGATGCGGTGGTGTTTTCCAACCTTGTAATCCGGCTGCATGTGCTTACAGAATTCAATTAAATCGTTGCGGCATTTCGCCGCTTGCTTGCGTTTTGCCAACTCATCGGCAATTTGTTCAATTTCTTCTTGTTCTTCAGGTGAAAAGTTATGCAGATTTTGAAGAAGAATGAGAATTTCCGCTTCGGTAAGGGTCATCAGGCTCATTGTTCAGCCTTTTCTTCCTCAATACCCAGCTCTACATTCACATCAATGACATCTCCCTCTACTTCAATCGTATTAGGGGTGTCAGAAATAAGTTTTTGAAGCTTTTCACGCAGTTTTGACTCTAAATCGGTGGTTGCGCGGTGCGTTATGGTCACTTCGGTGCGGTCTGTAAACAAACCAACGTCTGAAATGCGCCCTAAAAGCTCTAATGCACGGATTCTTATTTTGGGATCGGGGTCTGTTGTCTCTTTGATGAGCTTATTTGTCACGTAAATACGCAACTGCATAGCCGACTGCACCACTTTTTTATCAAACTCACCCAGTATTTCACTTAAATACACCACTGAAGCGGTTGTTTGGGGGAGATTCTTGGTCTGATCTTCTTCTTTCTTGGGGTTTATGGTCGGATCAGCGATCTGGCAGAGCGTATTTTGGGCAAGAACCTTATCTTTTTCAGTAGGTTTAGCCTTTAGCCCTTTATCTTTTAATACTTTCGCCGTGCTACACGCCGCTTTTGCCACGGCATGGAGGTCTTTATACGGAATGTTATCCGGCAAGGAGAGGGGTATACCGCTATCTGGTAAGCAATTCATCACGGGAATAATGGCACCGAGTGAACAAAGGTGTTGCAACTTTATATGTAATTTATTTTTTTAGCAAGGAGGTTGGGACTCCTGACGGGGGGTGTTTCCTATAAGAGGGG